TTACAGTTCATACACCAGTTTTTTGTGAATATATCAAGTCCATGAACAGCCATTGTAATGTTATCTCTATTCCTGTAAGTTGAAATTCTCAAATTCACTACTCCTTTCTCAAAATGGCACTTCCGACAAATCAACTGTCAATCTTTTACGATAATCATATTTTTAATCAGTTCAGCCGTATTGTTTACCGCTCTGTTAAGAATATCTGCGTCAATCTCCAAGTCTCTGATTTCTCCGCTCCTTGCCATGCCCGCACATACGCAATCGGCAACCATTTCAAGCACATCAATCAAATTTACATCATCTGGACAATGCGACAACAAATGATGTCTCTCCGCTCTGATATGCAACTGATACCATTCGCCATTTACAAAATCAGTACCATTGTTAATCGTAGACAAGAAATTGTTGTAGAACATTCTTTCCTGCGACTTCTTTGTGCAATCGTGATTTTCTCCTGCTCTATCAACCATTTTTGATAACTCCCACATTACAGCCTTTACATCTGCAATGTGCATATCATTAGCACCTTGAAATTGTTCAAATGAAACATCTTTCGGCGCTGTTCTTGTATCTCCGTTTGGATTTTTTGTTATTACTACCACTTTATTCCCTCCTTAAAATGGAATTTCGCTCAAATCAACTGTCAGTCCTCGCTCTGCGACATACACATTTGCGTTTCCTGCGACTTTTTTGACCTCTGCCATACATTCACTAGGTATCGTTGTTCCTGCCCCTAAATGGACGAGTATCACGTTTCTAGCACTATTCGTTATGTTGTCGCTAAGAAACTGTTTGCAATAATCGAGACTGGAATGACCACGAATCTTGTGTTCATAATTCGCCAAATCTTTATTGACCAGTTCTTTCTGATAATTGCACTCAACCAAAAAATGATTGATTTCCAGTTTGGCAAAATTAAAATGGCAGTATTCATAGTCAGTCATGTATAGGATTTTCTGACCGTCAATCTGAATAAACATTCCATAATTCACAGTTCCGTTATGTGGTAATTCAAAGGCTTTCACATAGAATTTACCAAGCTTACACCAAATTGGTTCTCCATCTGTAAGATATGGTGCAAATATCGGCATCCCCATTCTCTGGAAGTCTTTTAATGCTTTGCTATGGTCAGAATGACAATGGCTGACAATAGCACCCTCTACGTCCGATACGTTGTAATCAATCGCTTTCATAATCTCTGACTTTTTTAAGCCTAAGTCCAAAAGCAACATCTTTCCGCTATCGTCACGCAAGATATAATTGTTCCCAGAACTCCCTGTGCCTGTGCAATATATGGTCAAGTTACATCACCTCACTTTCTGAAAAATGTCTCCCTCATGTTTACAACATTTGCACTCATAGCGTATTCAATATCAACTGGTGGTCTTTCTGACGGACAACAGATAAAATCCCTGCACACTTTTGGTCTAACCTCATATATTGTGCATTTATGCGTTTTCTTGCTATCGTCCAGAAACGGACAACACATATCTATGTATGGTTGCAGCATTGCAAATTGTCCCATACCATGTGTACATTCCTTAATATTGTGTTTCTTGATATATTTGCGGATTTTTCTTATTTCTTCCTCTGTCATAGGTAAAAGGTTGCTACAACATTGACCACATTCCGTACACTTCCCATTGTCCGTAAAATCGTAAGTGCCGTTGTTAAAATCATTAAGCATTTCTGCTAGGCTTGCTGTTTTCATAGGCAATTCCCCATTTCGTTTCTGTTAAATTCCTCTCTGTATTGGTTTACGATGTTTTGACAGCCACAATAAGGGCAATCAAACGATTCGTAAAGCATATCTGCCATAAGAACGATATTCCATGAGGAAACAACCTTTTTGTTTTCTTTGAGTGGTTCAAACTCTTTGCCACAAACTTTACATTTCATACGCTACACCTCGATTTCATCGTCCTGCGGAAACTGAAAGACTTTGCAATTCTTGTAATATCCGTCAGGATAAAACTTTGCAGATTCTACTCTAAACAATGTCACACTGTCATCTTCCGCTACATTACTTTCATCAATTTTTGGATAGTCTACATAAAGTCCCTTGTCGTAAGTCTCACGCAACATCTCCATAGCCTTGATAGCCTTTTCCTCGGTGGAGTATTCAGCAATCACAAAGTCATTAACAATCTTTTCAACTCCTGTTAAGTTTTCGTTCAAGACATATATCTTGTTGTTGACGAATCGCTGAATAACAATTTGTTCATAAGGGAAATCGAAATCTCCAGATTGTGAAATTATCCTCATTCTGCCACCTCCCCATCTTCGTCAACGAAATCAACAATAAAAGGCTCGCTGTTTGCGTTTTCCTCAATTTCAGCCTCGACAATCTTCTCGGTGTCAAGTTTAATGTCAGATACCGCTTGCATTTCTTCCTGTGCATATAACCCTTGAAATGAGTTTGGGAAAGCCTCCCTCAATGCCTGTACCACTGCAACTTTGCGAATCATGGTAGCAGGTTTGGTTGACCACTGGCTGTTAAGTGAACCATCTTTCTTTCGTCCTGCGTATTCATCAAACGAAACTGACTGATATTCTGGCTCTTTTCCGTCAATAAACACTTTCGCCCAACCACCAACTAATTGTTCGTTTGGCAAAACCATTGCTCCCTCTCGCTCCTCGGATTCTCCATTGCTCTTTAAAACGATAATCCCTGCTTTCTTTCCCTTGTAAAGCGGATTAGCCTCTGCCCTTTTCGTGAATACGTCTTTCCCAGTAACCATTGTTGCAGGATTTGAATTTCCGTATTTGATAAGGTATGCCTCACGCAAAAACGGATTCAAATGTTGATACTTGCAAAGTGATAAAAACATCACAACCTCTTGGTCTGATACCGCACCGCCACCGCTGACAAGGTATCTCTTTACCATACTCGGAGATAGTTTTACCATCTCTCCATTCGCCTCATATTCAACAACGCCTGTCTCTTTCTTTTCAGCAACTTCATTTTTCCCTGCCATAATCATTCCTCGCTTTCTATTTTTATTTTTTTAAATCATTTTTCATTCCCAATGCACGCTCGACACCCTTGTTATTCCGTAACCATGCAAAGGGAACCCCCCAATTCATAATTTAAACCATCATGTTCGACACCCTTGTTATTTCTTAACCCTACAAAGGTAACGTCCACGCTCCACATAGAATTGACCGTTCGACACCCTTGTTATTTCTTAACCCTACAAAGGTATACTCATGGAGTTGTCCAACCGATACCCGTTCGACACCCTTGTTATTTCTTAACCCTACAAAGGGTCAAATTCCATAGGTTCGACCATGAGGATATATACAAGGGTCATCTGGTACGACAGATTCTATTTACCGTATAGATAAATCACTCCCTGTTTTCCCAAGATGTTTAGGTTTTACCCTTTAGGACGGTCGTTCGCCCTATAAAATCATTTATTCGGTTTTTAACAAGCTAACCGCTCGTTTTATTTCTCCCTCCGTAATGTAAGCGGACTGGAAACGTGTTAGTTTCTGACCGTCATTTGATTTGAAAAGTCCGTCACCGTTTCCCCTCAATGTCTCCGCACCGTTTGAACCCAGTATCATTCGACTGTTTAACTTGTCCACTGTTGCAAATCCTGCCCGACATTGAAAATTACTTTTCAACATTCCAGACATAACCTCTGATTCTGGTCTTTGCGTTGACAATATGACGTGGATCCCGCTTGCCCTTGCCTTTGCGGTAAGCCTTGACACATCGTCAACGACCTTGTCACCCTCCGACAAAATAAGGTCTGCCATTTCCTCAATATAAACAACAATCCGTGGAAGTCTCTCTTTTGCAATCTGGTTGTATGAGGCAATGTCCCGACACTGATATTTTGCAAACATGGAATATCGGCTGTCCATTTCTTCACACAACAATGCGAGACGTTTCGTTGACACCTTGCTTTCCGTGATGATACTGGAAATCTGCGGTACACCCTTGTAAAGTCCAAACTCAACCGCTTTCGGGTCAATCAGTATCAATTCCAATTCTTCCTTTGTATATTGAAGTAACAGGGACAACAGTACATTGTGTGCAAAGACTGACTTTCCGCTGCCTGTCTGTCCACCAATTAGGAAATGTGGCATAGTGGCAAGGTCATATGTGATATTGCTACCGTCCAACGCCTCTCCGATGGAAATAAACAATCCGTCCTTGCAGTTCTCAATCTTGTTTAGGGATTCTACGCAATCTGCAAATCCGTATGTCCCACGTTCCCTGTTTGGGATTTCAATACACACATACTTCCCATTCTGTGAAATCCTGCAACCGTTTGTATTGAATATGGAATTGAACTCCCTAACCTTTCCCAGTAGAAATTTAATGTAGTGAGGTTTTACTTCCACGTCATATCTGGTGGCAGCCGTCCCACAATAAACACCTTTTACATCTGCGTCTATGAACAACTGACTTTGGAATATCCGTTCCAATTCTTCCTTGTCCATAACGCTTTCTTCGTGCTTAACCGAGTGGTTAAAGCAATCGAAAAATTTACTGTCTATCATTCCTGTTTTTCTCCTATCTGATATTTGTTCATATCCAAATATGCCTCTCGCACATTCCGATACAAGTCGCTACGTTCCTGTTTGATAAATTGCAATATCAACATATCCGATTCCCATACCGTAGTATCTGGATTCCTGTTGTCGCAATACTCCATCAGTTTGTTATCTAGTTGCTCTATGTCTACTCTGACAACGCCACTTATCCGATACAAAGCACCTACATCATTTGCCAATTCAGATATCACCTTTTTGGACAGCTTGTATCTAAGTTCGCAATCGTCAAGTGTTGCAAATTTTACTATTTTGTTGTCTTTTGGTTTAAATCTTCGCTTTGCTTTTGCCATTTTTATCCTTTCCATTCTCACTATATTTAGAGCGAATATGTACCTACCGTCTGACCGATTTGTAAATCAACATAGGTCTTAACCCAGCGGATTACTTCGCACTTCAAGGATTAGGTTTGACACCCTTGTAAAACCACATGGGTCTTAACCTAACGATATATGCGTTGGGTATGTGCAAGCGTTTGACACCCTTGTAAAATAGCAAGGGTCTTAACCGATTGAAACGGTCAATGTATACGGATTCGGTTTGACACCCTTGTAAATCTGCATAGGTCTTAACCCCCAAATATTCAATTTTACAAGGTTTATGAGTAGACAACTTCTTTTAACCATATAGGTTAAACACTCCTTGTTTTCCTCATAAATTTCGTGTTTCCACTAGGATAGCCATTTACCCTATTTTTGTTTATTTCAATGCAAGATACATTTCCCTTGCATAGCGTTCTCTGTAACCATCTTCCTTTTCCAAGTCTTTGATTTTCGTCTTTTCAACTCCCACATATCCTGCTGACGCTAACTTTGTATCTATCAACGTCACCAACATGGCAGGAGCATTATGCCCGACAGAGTATCCTGCTTTCTTTTTCTTGTCGTTTTCTTTCTCTGCCTCTTTCTTTCGCATTGCCGACAACTGAAACGGATAATCGTTGACCATTATGTTGTTCCCATGCGATAAAATCTCATTTGCAATACGGATTCTTTCCAGTTTTCGGTTTTCTGCCTGTACCCTGTGTAAATCCTTTAGCTTTGCAACTGCTCTCCTATACCCATTTGAAAACGTCCATTTCAGTCTGTAACGCTTTCCGTCAACAACCACTCCCTTTTTAATCGTGCCATCTTCATTGAAGTTATCTGGATTCATGGCACGTCTTGAATTGTCAAGATACTGTTGAAGTTCCTTTATCTTTGTGTCGTAGTAAATATCATTGTCAGTATCTTCAAGGCTTATGTCTGTGAACGTCTCTCCATCTGTCGTATACACAACATGAGAAGTATCAATGTACATTCCGACTTTGCCCTTGTTGATAGGATTTTTCTCATTCCCATCTTTGTCATATTTTGTGACTGGTGCTTTATCAATCGTTATCTGTACATACCATTTCAGCGTCCCACGGACTTCTTTATTGATAATCCGC